TCACCAAGGTCGATAAACGTTTCTTTCGGAGTGGTGCTAGGTTTGGCTGCTACATCACTAAAACAGATAACGAAAAATACTTGCGCGATTACTACAACATGATGAATTTTGGCGGCACCGCACACAAATCCACCGAACGCGCTTGACAGGCGAATGAGGGGCCGTCTAATGTGGTGTCAGATAGAGGAGAGATTAGATGAGAAGCGCGTATGAAACACCAAGTTGTCCTTGCCCGTATTGCGGCACAACCTGCGATGCAGACTGGGTGGATGTAGGGGTCGGCATGGTTCAGGCTGGCCCTTATCACTGCATGAATTGCGGTGCCAGTGAGGCGGGGCCGCACGAGGACACATCGATCCGGAGTGACTATGACCGAGCATATGGCTGGTATAAGCCCGGATCTCCGGCGGGTTCAACCGCAAATGTAGATGACGACGGCAACCACATTACATGGAAAGAAGCTGATACAGCATATCGCGCGAAACACGGCGTAGGACCAAGATATTTGACCGGAGTGACTGACATGACAGACCTACGAGAGAAGATTGAGGATATCCTGTACGGTGAAATCTACGAAAAGCGGGAGTGCGTATGCGGACGCGACGAAGCATTAGAGGCCATCCTTGACCTGTTGCGGGAGAGTGTGAAGCCGCTGGAGTGGGGTCGCGCTGAAAAAACCGGAATGAACTTGCAAGCTGATTGCTCTTTTGGTCGCTACTATATCGATCTACGCGCGGGATACGGTTGGATGTGGTGGAGGCCCGCGAGCGGACCCGCACATATGGGTATTGAAGCATCAGAAGAAGCCGCCAAAGCCGCAGCCCAAGCCGACTACACCCGCCGCATTCTCTCAACCATGGGTCTGGATCAATGATCACCGCCACCTGCCTAGCCATAGCCGCTTACATGGAAGCACGCGAACACTACACCACACCCGACGCAATGGCCGCAGTGGTGGCCGTTGTGATGAACCGCGTAGACGATCCTCGCTGGCCTGATACGGCTTGCGGCGTTATCTCAGAGCCGGGTCAATTCCCGTGGTACACAACAGCAGAACCGCCCGTCACTAATGGCGCACCTGACGAATGGGCTTGGGATGCGGCGTTGGCGGTGGCGTTGAACGAAATGGCGGGCGTTGGTCTGGATATACCTAGCACGCATTTTCACACGGTCGGAAAGCCGCAGTATTGGGTTGACGAGTATGCGCTTGATGGTGTAATTGGAGGGAATGTGTTTTACACGAATGAAACGGATTGGAGATGAGGATGACTGACACAAGCAAAGAGGCGGCATGGCACGCCCTAATGAACTACCAACAGGCTGACGAAGACGGCATCATGGTGCTGGTTTCGCGGCAAGCGATCCATGAGTGCAGGGACGAGCGCGACGCCCTCCGCGCCCAGCTGCAGGCGGCACGGGATGAGGCGCTGGAGGAGGCTGCGGAGGTAGCGACGGTGCGGGCTGAGTTCTGGTTAAAAGAGCATAAAGGCTCCACACCTTACTCAGACGCCAGCGGGACGGCGATAGCCAAAAACGGCGAGGCGCACGACATCGCGTTTAATATCCGCGCCCTCAAGTCCACCAGCGCAGAGGGGGATGGGTGATGGGATTGCAATACCCAGATGGCAGGATGGTTTCTGAATACTGCAAGCCATGCTCAGGCACCGGGTTCACCATGAAGTCAGTCGCCCCGGTCAAGCTCAGGACTTGCTGGATGTGCAATGGTTGGCGCGGGAAGTTCATCAATCGAAAAACAGCAAAGGACACCCCCAATGACCGATCTGATTAAAGCATCACTAGATTGATGATTTAGTAGACCGCGCCCTATCCGTAAAGACATGCCACCACAAAAGCCACCACAAACGCAGCCGCGAACCATTTCAAGCGGCTGCTTTTCTTCTTTGGCTGTTCCGGCGCATCATCCGAAGGCGCATCAGAACCGCCGGGCGCATACGGCGGATTGTAAAACGACATATCAATCGCCGCGTCCGTGTGACCTTGCTTGTAGATCACTGGAAGCCGCCGTGTAAACACGTCAAGAATGGTTTGCTTGCGGCTGAGAACCTCAGCGCGATTTGCCGATACCTGATTAGACGTCGATAGCATCATGCACAAAGCCCCCGCCACAATGGGAGACGCCATGCTTGTGCCGCTCATAGCCACGCTGCCGTTATTGGGGTACGTAGACCACACCTGAACACCGGGAGCATTGATGCACGACTTACCGCCAAAGTTACTAAACGGGGCAACATGACCCTCTGGACCAATTGCAGACACCGTAATAACACCATCTACCTCTGCTGGCAGAAATGTCTCTGCATATGGCGAGTTTGTTTCGCGCCCGTAGTCATCAAGGCTTGTGCTGTTATTCCCTGCCGCCGCGACAACATGAATACCCGCATCAATCAAAGCCCCAACAGCCCCGAACAGGGCGCTAGTGTACCCCATTGATCTGATTGTCAGGCTCATATTGACAACGCTATGACCACCGCGCGCAACGTGATCGTCTAGCACATCCATCAGGCCGGTAACAATGTCTGCCACAGTGCCAGAACCATTAGCGTCCAGAACCTTCACCGCGACCAGTTCAACCGTATCCCGGTTAACGCCGAACCGATCCGATGCAATCAACCCGGCGACGTGAGTGCCGTGGCCGTTGTCGTCATTATCATCGCCAACCCGTAGCGCCGTGGCGTTGAAAAAGTCAGGGTGCGTGATGTCGATGCCAGTATCCACCACGTAAGCTTTGACCGGAACACGGGATACACCAGCGGGCGGCGTGTTGTGATTTATGTAATCTAGGTGCCATGTAGGGCTGGATGACGCCGTGAGAATAGGCTTTTCAAGCGGATCGACTTCAACCGCCTTCACTTCAACCTCAGCGCTTTCCATTGTTATCTTATGGTGCGACACGAAGCCGTCAGATATACCCTCCACCAAAATAAACTGTGGTGCATTGGGTGATTGTTTAACGACTACACCGCCAGCCTTGCGCACATCATCGGCCAGCAGAAATCCCGCCGCCTTGCTTTTGGCTTGCAACAGCCATCTTTTCTTTTGCATGGGTTTACATCCTCTTTTCTGTGGTGTAGTCTATATGTATTTTGTAACAGCGCAACAGAGGAGCCAATGACACAACCATTCTGCAATTAAGAAAGGCGGTGATCTTTATCTCCCTTAGACCTGCTACGGCGGGTCTTTGTGGTTATAGGTTAACGCTAAGCGGCCCCTGATACCATGTCGCCAACCTTGGTGTATGCCGTATCGTCAATTTCTATTGCGAATGTTCGGATTGCCATGTCTTGCCCCGTGTTGTTTGTTTGCGAGTATAGCAGAAAGGTGTTGACAGCGGTATTTAGCGGGGGTAGGGTGTGGGTAGGTTAAGGATAGGAGAGATGAGAAGATGGAACGTATCATTGGAAAGACGCCGACATCAATCGAAGTGGTTCAAGATCGAGATTATGATGACTCTATCAAAATGACGTTTTCTGATGGAACTTCGTGTAAGTGGTATCACCGGCAAGACTGCTGTGAAGATGTTCATATTGATGACATCAATGGTGACTTTAATGACTTGATCGGAAGCCCTATTATGGTTGCGGAATGCCGAACATCTGAGGGAGATGTCGGATGGGATCATGAAACATGGACGTTCTACACATTCCGTGGAATTGGAGGCAGTGTTGACGTTAAATGGCATGGTTCTAGTACTGGAGATTACTCAGAGGAAGTTGATTTTGAGTTCTATGAGGCATCCAATGACTAACCCCGACCGCACCCGCGCCCTAGCCCTGTCATTCTATCGGCAGGGCATGACAAACACATATGCCGCGTTGATGAGAGTGGTGGAGAAGATGGAGGATAAATAACATGGGATTTATTGTGGCTGCAATTATTGTGGCGTGGTTTGCCGGGGTGATGGCCACATTCATCATGGCGCTTGAACGCAACCCTTGGGTATGGGGTTTGGCTTGTGCGGCCTTGATAATTGCTGGACTTGGCGCTTTTTTCGAAGTAACGCAAGATGCAAACCAAAAAGGCCCGTGCGTTCAATACGAAACACAGATGCACTACAACGCCGCGACCAAAACAATGATGCCCGCGCGCGTATGCGTTCTTCGTGGTGAGTGGGTGGAGGAATAACTAAAAACGGGGGCCGCTAAGCCCCCGTCTCAATCTTGTGTCGCCTAACTATTAGGTGTTACCCACGCCCCGACGCAGCGTATTCGGCTTCTGACAGTAGTAAAGCGGATAAGCGTGAACGTGGTACTTCGCAAAGCGCGGAGTGTCTCGGAATGCAGCATCTAGTTCCTGAACCGCGTAGACCGACTGACCGGGAGTGTTCACGTAAGGCATAAACTCATCAGCAGGTGCCATTGCCTTCACAAAGATGCCGTCACCGCCAACAATGAAGAACTTGGCCTCATTCACGCCGATTGCGATTTCGGAGTTGTCATCAGATCCGCGATAGTTGTGGAAGGTGATGCCGCCAAAGGTGAACATGGTGAACGGGTCGATATTGCGCAGTTCAGCCGCAGCGGTCCAGTTGTTCCACTTGTCAACAACATTCGGGTGTTTAACCAGATTATCGAAGAACGTATCACCAACCAGAGCATGAACCTCAGATTGGCCCATGACCCACGCGCCTTTTGCGTCACGCATGATAGAGCGCACAAGATTTCGGCAGATCCCGCCAACATCGGTAGTGTCAGTTGTCAGGCCAAAGTCAGTCGCGGTATCCTGAGTTACATTGAACTCGGTGTAGTAGTTGTAGTACGTAGACCCATCCGCCGGATCCAATGCGAGACCCTGAATAGCCGCGAGGCGCAGGTATTCTTCGGTGTACTCAACCTTCTGGCGCATCTTCGCAAGGCGGTCAGCGACTTCACGCTGAACAGTCATCAGCTCGCTTTCCGTGCCAAACTCGCGCAAACCAGAAACCTCAGACGCCCAAACGGTGTCTTGGATTGCAAGACGCGGGATGGTCAGGGGCAGGGTGTTGCGGTCATAACGCTCGTTCTGTTGAGGCGCAGACCCACGCTCAGAGAACCCAATCAGGGACAGGGTATCTTCTTTGCGGTCGATAAACACAGTCTTTTGGCGGACTGGCTTAGGCGCAAACAGGTTCATGGAACCGAGCATTTGCGGGTTGTAGTCCATATTCTCGACGGTGCTAGAAAGCTCCATCATGCTAAAGGCGTCAGCCTTGAAAACGTCCATGGTCGCCATGGTTAATAATCCTTCCTATTAATCGCGAACAATGATGCCAAGCGCAAGGAGCGCGGCGTCAAGTTCTGCGGGGGTTCCGTCAGCGGTCAGCTTGTAGCGCTTAACCTCTGCGTCACGGGTTACAACGGTGCGCTCTACGTCTGCGCCCGCCTCGACAGCCTCGAACAGAATACCAGCCGCGTCCTCAGACCCATCAACGGCATCGCCATCCCAAGCCACAGTGACGCCGCCAACTACAGCGTAAACTTGGCCCGCAGGGATAGCAGCGCCAGCCCAGTCGGTAGTGCTATCAAATTGCGCCGTTTCGCGCGAACGATAACCGTTCGCCTCAGATTGCAGAAACTCTGCGGTGCGATTACCCTCAGTGAGAATAGCCATTATTTATCACCTTTCTTTTTGTACATACCGTCCCAGTTGCCTTTAGGTTTGGCCTTTTCCTTGCCTTCCTTCATAGCATCACGAGCGGCGTCATTCACTTTGGCAGGCTCCATCACGCGGAAGATGCCATTAATCTCAGCGTCGGAAACCTCAGTTGCAGCGGCCTCATCGCCAAATTTAGCTTTGACAGCAGCGCGCTTGATGTCCGCGAGTGTCTGGCCTTCGTCATTGAAGCCCTCGACAAACTCAGCAGCCTTGTCGGTCACAGCCTTGCGTGCCACAACAGCGGCAGCAATGTCGGCGTCCGACATTACCTTCTTGGCAGTGTCCGCGCATTCGGCTTTCAGTTCGCCGATGGTGGTATCACGGGCCTCTACAGTAGCGGTCAGATCCGCAACTTCTTTCTTTGCCGCATCAAGTGCAGCGATAATCTTGTCAGCAACATCAGCCGGGACATTCACGGCCTCATCACCCACAACGATTGCTTTAGTGGTCATATCCTTAACCTCTCGTTGTTTCGGGGCCGCGCCCCATTGATCCACACTGTCTCCAATGCGGGCTTCAGATCCGGCGCGACCACGCGGCACAAGGGCCAAGTGATTGAACCGGATATTCGTCATAACCTTGTCATAGTCGGAGCCTTCGGGAGCGTCTTTCAACTCCGCAGTGTACCCCATGCTAATCTCTTTATGGGTAGATCCAGCGGCGTGGATACCCTTGGCATCCTTTACGATGAGAGGGACGGTTAGCCATTCGCCATCGCGCATCACCTCAGACCCAACCTCGCCAACGCTCAGATCACCCCAATTGGCAGCATCAACCATTTGGGCTGGGTGATCGACCGTCACAGGCGCATGCGTGAGGCTGGACATAGCATCCTTAGCGAAAACCTCTTGCTCAGGGCGATATACCTTGACCACATGGTCGCCAAACATACCCAGCTCAGAAGCAAGGTAATCCTGCACGCCAGTACGCGCCACACGTGACGTGGCAACTAGATAGCCGTCCTGCGTCTTTTTCACGTCGCCAACTTGGGCTTTATCTTGGAATTTAATGCTCATGGCGTTAGTGTATCCTCTTCGTCTGGATCATCCAAATCGCCCATGTCATCGCCCTCATTCATCTCCGCAACCCGTGATCGCCAATCGTTAGCAGCCTGCTCCAGCCCCGGCGAAACACCAGCCTCGGTCAACTCGTTCACCACTTGGTCAAACGCCAACTCTTCTGGCACGATAGCAGCGCCAACCAGATCAACCCAACGCTTGGCAATGGCGGAACCAATCTCTTGCTGCACCTTGGGATCAACCTGATGCAGCGACCGCCAGTTATAATGCACCTCATCCGGC